GGGTGAAGTTTTCACGCTGGGTACACAACGCCCACCACCGCTTGTCCGGAGCAAGTCGGCGTGGGCACGGCGGCAACGTTTTCAAGACGAGGACACGCAAAGTGAATTATAGCAGAAACAAGGTGGAACGATGACTCACACCCTGCACCTCGGCGACTGTCGCACCGTGTTAGCCACGCTTGACGATGCAAGCATTGACAGCATCGTGTGCGATCCGCCGTACGAACTTGGCTTTATGGGCAAAACGTGGGATAACACCGGTATTGCCTACGACGTCACCGTGTGGCAGCAGTGCTATCGTGTGCTGAAGCCAGGCGGCCACCTCATCGCCTTTGGTGGCTCACGGACGTATCACCGCTTAGCCGTGGCTATCGAAGATGCAGGCTTTGAGATACGTGACCAAATACAATGGATTTATGGAAGCGGATTCCCGAAAAGTTTGGACGTATCGAAGGCGTTGGATAAGCAACGCTACGACCGAGCGCAGACACTGGAGGTCACGGCGTGGATTCGCCAAGCCCGTGACAATGCCGGACTGAGTAACGCCACGATAGACAACGCCTTTGGTACGAACGGCATGGCAGGGCATTGGACGTCGCAAGCGTCACAGCCATTGGTGCCCACGCTTGACCAAATACCCGCACTACTCGACCTCTTTGGGCTGACGCTGGACGACGTGCCCGACGACGTGCGGACGCTGATTTGGACATTGAACGGACGCAAAGGGCAACCGGGCGAGGCGTGGCAGCAGCGCACCGTCGTCACCGAGAAGCGCGAGGATATGTTCGGTGAGTATGAGGTGAAGGACGTGCGAGACATGGTTGATGCAAAGAAAGGCCGACTCGGTATGCCGTTGCAACAAAATGCAAAGCACCAAGTCGCCATCACCGCCCCCGCCACCGACCTCGCAAAGCAATGGCAGGGCTGGGGCACAGCGCTCAAACCTGCCCATGAGCCCGCCGTCCTTGCACGGAAGCCACTTTGTGGCACGGTGGCAGACAACGTGACAGCGTGGGGTGTCGGTGCGCTGAACGTCGACGGGACGAGGATTGCGGCGGATGATGCCGGACGCTGGCCCGCCAACGTCATCTTCGACGAAGAGGCGGCGCTTTTACTTGGTGAGCCGTCACGCTTTTTCTACGTCGCCAAAGCGTCGAAAGCGGAGCGGGAAGCGGGGTTGGATGGGATGGAACAACGTGTCATTGATGAGCGTGATAAAAGTGGAAACATCCTTGCATCTGAATGGCGTAATGACCCAAGGTCGGCAAATGGCGGATATGAAAACAAGCCGACGCAACCCCGTGCCAACCATCATCCCACCGTCAAACCCGTCGCCCTCATGCGCTACCTCGTCCGCCTCGTCACCCCCAAGGGCGGCAAAGTGTTAGACCCGTTTATGGGCAGTGGCTCCACCGGGTGCGCCGCAGTCCTCGAGGGGTGCGACTTTGTCGGTATTGACATTACGCCGGAGTACGTGGCGATTGCACAGAAGCGCATTGCGCATTATGCGGTTGAAACACCGCTGGAGGGATTACTATGAGCCAGCCAATCCGCCTACCGATCAATGCGCCGAGTTACAGCGCCGGTGGCGCAAATTTCTACATCGACAAAACCGGCGCCATCTATCAGACATGGGTGGGACGCACGACCACGGGTGGCGAATGGGGAAGCCACGTCTACCGCACCGCCCCCGGCGCTCCCTCACAGCTTCTCTTTTTTCAGCCCAGCATCAACGGCTACCTCGAAGTCATGAATAAGCAGTTATGGTTCGGCTACTGCGATGCCCGCGGCGCTCAGTGGCGCTTACTCATTGACGGCTACATTGACCCAAGCGACACGCCGTCGAGCGCCGTGGTCAACGTTGACGAAGCGCAGGTTGCTGGGCTCAAGCAAAGTATTAGCACCGCCCAATCAACGGCTGACAGAGCAAGTGGCACCGCAACCCGAGCCACCCAAACCGCAAACGATGCCAGCAACGATGTCCACAACCTCGCCGTCACCGTCGCCACGTTGCAAGCTCAAGTCAATGCCCTGCAAGCGCAAATGCTGACAAAGGCGCAAGTGGAGGACATCGTCTGGGCGAAGATTTGGGATGTCAACTACTTAATCCGGCTTGGCTTTATCAACGGGTCATCACCGATTCAGCAAGTCCAAGACTATCTTGTCGACCTTGCCACCTACATCAAGCGCATCGTCAAACCGTGATACAATAAGCCTTGCATGGGTTTCTCTCCTTGACATGCACGATGCCCCCACTCAGCCCCTACCTGAGTGGGGGTGTCGTGTGTACTTGACACCCCCCTGACAATTAAAGTAGGAGGTGATATGCCATACCCTGTTGATACTGTGCCCGCCCTCAGTCATGGCGGAACGCGTGCAATGCCACCCCAAGTTATTGTTCTGCATCACACCGGGTCAAGCGGAACACCACAAAGTCAGATTGCGTATCTCCGCAGTAATCCGCGTGGAGTGTCGATTCACACCATTATTGCCAAGGACGGACGACGCACCCGCATGGTCGACGACGACCACGTTGCCTTTCACGTCGGCTACAGCGTCATTGGAAGCTTGGGCAATCGAAGCCCCAATGCGATGAGCCTTGGTATTGAGATTATGAACAGCGGGAGCAAAGCCGTGCCCGATCCCTATCCGCATGCCCAAGTCGACAGCGTCGCCGAGCAAGTCGCCATCTGGTTAAAGAAGTTTCCAAGTATTCAGATGATTACGCCGCACGCCGGGATTGATACGCAAGGCAAGTATGACCCCTATGCGTTTCCGTGGGATATCTTTTGGAAGTTACTGAGTGTACATATGGGAGTGACAGGATGACGGTGCCGAGTTTAGAAGTAACCATCGCAGAGATTAGCAAAGACATCAAGTACATCATCAGGCGCCTCGAGGAAGGCAACGCGCGCTTTGAAGTCATCGAAGCGCAACTTGCCGAACACGAAAAGCATATCCAACGCCTTTACGGTGCGTTGGCGGTGGTCGCCTTTGTGTTGCCCTTTATTGTCAAGATGTGGTTAGGAGTATAACGATGAAACCATGGTATGAATCAAAAACTTTGTGGGTCAACGTCCTCGCCTTACTTGCCATCATCATCGGTACGCTCACACAGTGGCCCGAGCTGACCAGCGTCTATCCGCAGCTGACCACGGCGCTTGCCATCGTGAATATGCTGTTACGCTTTGCAACCTACGAGGCTATTGGCAATGGCCCGAAGAGCTGACATCACCGTCAACCACGCCAAGATTGAAGACCTCATTGAAGCGGTGATGCAACTCGGCATTATTGAGCATGCCTGCAAAGCCGTGGGCCTCGACCGCAAAGCCGTGTGGAGACTCGAGAAGTCTAATCCGACGCTTGGCGTACGACTCATGGAGGCTCGGCGCATCGGCGTAGAGCGACGCCTCGAATACCTCGAAGCCTTGGCGTATGAGATGGCGCCGACGAATCCGACCATGGTTATGTTCTTACTCAAAAAGCTCGACCCGAGTTATAGGGAATCCTACAATGTCACTTCGTCCACTACCCCTACCAACTACGTTATCGACCTCAGTCTCCCCGCCGGTGACGATACGCCATACGACGCAGACGACCGCCCAACGGAGATTCTGGGGTGATCCTGCGCGCTTCCGTATGTTCATCGGCGGTCGTGGCAGTGGCAAAACGCGGGCTGGCGCCGTGGAAGCGTTGCGCCAAGCGGAGGGCACGACGGGGCTCATCATTGCCCCTACGTACCCAATGCTAAAGCTTGGTGCCATGGAGACCATTCTCAGTCTAGTCGCATCGGCAGGCATCGCCACGGCGTGGAATAAGTCGGATAAAGAACTGCGCTTGCTGGGCAATCGCACCATCATCTTTCGCAGTGCCGATAATCCCGACGCCTTGCGTGGCGCCAACGTGTCGTGGCTATGGTTAGACGAAGCGGCGATGATGCCAGACGATGTGTGGCCAACCGCCATCGCTACACTTCGCCGTGCGCCGGGTCGGGCATGGGTCACTACGACGCCACGGGGCAAGAATTGGCTATACGACGTCTGGCATCGTGGCGACGCTGACTACACCGTGACGCAAGGCAAGACGACGGATAACCCCTACTTACCCAGTCACTTCGTCGCCACGCTCAAAGAGTCTATGACAAGCGAAATGTATCGCCAAGAAGTCGAAGGATCATTCATAGACCCTGTGGGCGCCATGTTTCGTCGGCAATGGTTCAGCGTCGTTGACCGTGCGCCGCTTGGTCTGAAGTGGTCGAGATACTGGGATTTAGCCGCCTCAACGAAGACCAGCGCAGACTACACCGCATCGGTGCGGGTGGCACTGCATGACGGCGTGATATACATCGCCGACGGCATCCACCTTCGTGCGGAGTGGCCAGACGTCCGCAAAGTCATCACGACCACGATGCGAAGCGAAGCCGACACCACGCACGGCATCGAAGAGGCCTTGCACGGCCTCGCTGCTGTCCAAGAATTACGGCGTGACCCTGCGCTTGTCGGTGTACCATTCCGAGGAATCAGAGTCGACAAAGACAAGCAAAGCCGGGCGATGCCATGGGCGGCGCGTGCGGAGGGTGGCGCAGTCAAGATTGTGCAGGGGCAATGGGTGAAAACGTTTTTAGATGAAGTCGTCGCCTTTCCCAGTGGAAGCCACGACGACTACGTAGACGCAGTGTCAGGAGCTGTGATGATGGTGGTGAGTAAACCGAAGTTTGACTGGGGGTGGACATCGTGACAATCAATTATCCCGGATGGATGCAGAGCATGTCACGCAGTGGGCGCATTGCTACGGCGACGGATGCCTACGAAGTGGTGCCGATGTTGTACCGCGCCGTCAATCTGCGCTGTGACGCAATCAGCACGGTGCCGTACACACTGACCCGCAGAGGGGCGACGGTGGATTGGCCGTGGCGTCAATCACCGTCGGAACTTATTAAAGCGACGGAAAGATCTTTGTTGCTCACCGGTGGCGCGTATTGGTACCGCGTCATCAACGGGCGCACCATGACTGGCTTCGTGGTACTTAATCCCACCACAATGACAGTGAGCTTCGAGCCGACCAAAGCGACGCTCGAGAATCCGTATAGTGGCGCACTGTTTACGCAAACACAACTCGGTAAAATCTATGGGCCTTGGGATATCAACAACATCGTCTATTTTCGTGAGCCGTCGTATCGTGACGACATCTTACCCGGTCTCGCACCGGCCCAAGTCGCTTTGCAAAGTAGCCAGCTGGGTCATTACCTCGAGCGCTTTACCTCCGCCTTCTTCGAGGGTGGTGCCCAACCGGTCATGGTGATGAACTTGCCCGAGTCCATGGACGACGCGGAGTTCGCACGGTTTCGTGGTGAGTTTTCAACACGCATTAGCGGAGTGGCCAACGCCTTTCGCAGTCTCTTTGTGCGTAGCCCAGAACTCAAAGTGCAAAAGGTCACACCCGACATTAACACGATGATGTTACCTGAGCTACAAGAGCGGGTCATCACGTCCATTGCGATGACCCTCGGCGTCCCACGCACCATGCTCGAAGCCAGCGCCGCCAATTACGCAACGGCAGACAGCGACCGACAAAGCTTTTGGCGAGAAACCGTCGTACCACGGCTTGGCATGTATGAACAGATTCTCAATAATCAACTCCTTGGCCCACTTGGCTATGAGATACGCTTTAACCCAGAAATGCTTGACGTCATGCAAGCCGACGAAGCCGACCGAGCTGATTCGTTGCTCAAGCTCACCCAAGCAGGGCTTCCCTTGCCTGATGCGATGCGCATCCTCGGCTATGACGGTGTCGACGAAATGTTCTTAACACCGACGACCGAAGCGCCACCAAGTGAATTACCACAGGACACCACACCGCAGGAGCCGACGCCGGTCGTCGGCGCCACGACGCCACCCCAGCCCGACACGGCGACCCGCTCAGTGGACTGGGCATTACTCGCAAAAAAATTAGAACGGCGCATCAAGGCAGGGAAGACACCACAGTGTAACTTCGATAGCGCCGTTATCTCTGCCGATGAAGTCAAATCCGTGATGGCACGGCTGCGCGATGACATGACGGTGCATGAGGCGTTGCATGTCGTCGAAGAAGTCAAAGCGGTCGACGATATGACCAAAGATGAGCGACGGATATACAACGAACTCGTGCCGGAGTTTGAAAAGCGGGGTAGTGCATGGGTGCGCAAAATCATGCGCAATGAACCCGTCGACCCGACGTTGGCCGACGTCGTTGCCCCGGTGTTAAACCGTGAATTATCTAAGGCGGCGCAGCAACGCATTGACGAAATTAGTATCGACATCGGCGTGGGCTCCGATGATGCGACGAACGACCGTGTGGTGGATTGGCTGGTTGACTACGTCCCACTCGAGACACGACTTATTGACAGCACGACCGCTGAGCGGATTAAGAAGGTCATCGACGCCTACCGCCAAACCGAGGGCATGACGGCGCAGGACGTCGCCGCCTTACTCAATCCTGCGGTAGACCCTGCGCGTGCGTTGATGATCGCACGCACGGAGATTGTCAGAGCCCAGACGCAGGCAGGCATCATCTACCAAGGCTACCTTAAAGAAAAAGGGCTTACCTACGAGCGCATCTGGGTGACGGAGCGAGACGAGATGGTCAAGGAGTGCCCCATTTGTTACCCCTTGGATGGACGCAAAGAGTCCGAAGGCTGGGATGGCTACGAGCCTCCAGCGCATCCAAATTGTCGCTGTGCAACGGCACTTAGACTCGTGAGGGACTAACCATGCCCACCGACTTTGAAATCATCGGACGCATCAGCACCGCACAGATTCTCGACGCCATGCGCACGGTCACACTGGGCTATGCGCAGGAAGTCGCCGGTATTCTGCTCATGGACAAACCACCACCACCCCGTGCCGGCGCACAAGTCTATAAGTCGCAGAAGCAACGGCGCTTCGTCATGGCCAATATCGCCAACGGAAATATCAGTTTTCCCTACGTCCGCGGGCGTGGCAATGGACTGCGAGGGAGTCAAAGCCTATCACAGTCCTACCGCACCGCCCTCGACGGAGACAACGCCGTGTTAACGTCGGCTGCCAGCTATGCGCCGTATGTCGTGGGCGACCAGCAAGCACCGATACACCAAGGACGCTGGACGACGGCAATGCAAGCCGCCGACCGGGTCAAGCAAGACGGCACGTTGCAGACCATCCTCACTAAGACAATGGAGGCGCTGTAATGCCGTATTACATCGAAGCCAGCGGAGGGCAGTTTTGTGTGTACAAAGAAGGCGTCGCCAAGCCGATGCACTGCTATGCTCGTGCATCGGACGCCAACGCCTACCTCGCCGCCCTCACCATTGCGACGGCAGACGAAGTGAAAGCGGAGTCATACACCCCGCCTGCCGACGTAGCACGCAATGCTCGCCAAGCCCTCGATGTCAGGGCAAAGAAGCCACCAAGCCAGCGGGGTATGACGCCGGTCGGCATCGCACGGGCGACGCAACTCGCCAATCGTAGCCCGGTGTCGCTTGATACGATTCAGCGCATGGTGTCGTACTTCGCCCGTCACGAAGTGGATAAGCAGGGGTCAACATGGGATGAGCAGGGCAAGGGCTGGCAAGCATGGCAAGGCTGGGGTGGTGACGCAGGACGCACGTGGGCAAATCAGATTATGAGGGAGACTACCACAATGGAAGAGACAAAGGCATCACGCCGTCACAGTGAAGCGGATATGAAGCTCATCCGCAGTGCCCGCAAAGCGGCGCAAAGTGTGGCGCAGTACATGGCAGAGCTTGGCGACGATGGGATGGAGATGGACGAAGAGCCGAAGTCAATCAAAGCGATTGAGCTGGGCGCAGAGTTTAACACTCGGCAACGCATGATGGTGTCGGCGCTCGTCGAAGTGACCCACGAAGCAGGCAAGTTTGACAAAGGCGTCGGCGCCAACGGTGCACACTACATGCCTGCCGAAGCCAATCCCTTTGCATCACAGGGGATCGCCTGCGAGTACTGCTACTTTTATCAGCCCGAGGGGCAATGCGCAATCGTCGAAGGCTCCATCGAAGAATACGCCGTGTGTAAACTCTGGGTGATTCCCGAAGCCGTCATCACGGTGGAGACTGTGGAAGCCGTCGCTGAGCCGATGGCAGAAGCGGAATCAAGCGACGTTATGCCAGAGATGGACGATGCGGAAATGATGGCAACAAAATCCACACTTGACACCCCCCTGACAATAGAAGTAGGGGACGAAGTAAAAGCGTTGGCCCGTCGTTTACTCGGAGTAACACAATGACCGACTTTATCAAATCCTATGGGGGCGGAGTTAAGGCCGTGGGCGACTACGTGCTGCGTGGTCGTGGCATCGTGTATGGTGGGCAAGACCTCACCGGTGACCGATTCACCAAAGCCACCGACCTCGGCGATACCCGGAGCCCGATTGGCATGCCGGTCTACTACGACCACGGCATGTCAACTATCCGTGGGCAAATCGGCACGGTCAAAGCATGGACACCGACCGACGATGGGATTGACGTTGAGATTGAGCTAGACAAACGTCTCGGCTACATCGGCGACGTCATGAAGCTCGTCAAGAGCGGAGCGCTGGGCTTAAGCACCGGCGCACTCAGTCACCTCGTCGTACGCAAAGGGGGCGAACTCAAGCGATGGATTGTCGGCGAAATCTCACTCACTCCGACGCCAGCCGAGCCCCGCACATTAACCGAAGTGAAGGCAACTCAGGACGATGCCGTGCGCAATGCGACGGCGCCGTTGAGCCCAAGCGATAACACCCTATCTCTCAATCACAACAAAGGAACTACTGTGGAAAACATCAACCAAATCGTCAAAGACGCCGTCGTGGATGCACTGAAAAGCGTCGCAGGCGAGCCCGTCGCCGGTGGCACCATTGTCGCCCCCGCCCCCACCGTGAAAAGCATCGCCGTCGACAACGATACCGATCCCTTTGCCAGCCGTGACTACGAGCGCGCCTACAAAGCCTATGTCCGTGGCGTCGCTGATAACAGCGTCCTCGACGTATTGCACAACGCCAAAAGCCATGCGTTCAAGACCATGACCGAAGCCACCAACAACGACGGCGGGTTCACCGTACCAACCACGGTCAATCGCGAAATCGTCGCCAAGCGTGACGACATGAGCCTGCTTGGTCAATTCGCTTTCACTCGGGTCACCACGGAATCATGGAAGCACATCATGCCTGCGCAAAGCACCAAGGCAACGCCGGGCATTGTGTCCGAAGGCACCACTGCGACCGCCTCCGAGCCCAACTTGGCCAACAGTCGCACCATTCAGCTGTACAAAGATACCCTCGAATTCGCCGCCTCCGACGAACTCTTGGCCGACACGTCAAGCAACCTCGAGCAATTTATGCAAGTCGAAATTGCGCGGGCAATGGCGGTCTCATCGAATAACTACATTCTCTTGGGCACCGGCTCGGGTCAACCCTACGGCCTCAATGCCCGCGTGACCAATAGCGTCGCCCTCAGTGCCAGCGCAATCACCAACGCCCAAGTCGTTGCAGTCAGCACCGCAGTCAATGGCAACTACTTGCAAAACGGACAGACTGGCTGGGTCATGCGCAACGCCACGTGGGGCGCCGTGCGCACACTTGACCTCACCAACTATCACCCATTGTCCAGCATCGAAGGTGGCGTGCGCTACATCGAAGGCTGGCGTGTAGGACTCAGCGAAGCCGTCGCCGCCATCGGCACCGGCAACAAGTCGCTGTGGTTTGGCAACTTCAACTACTACGCTTTCTGTGAGCGCACCTCGGGCGTACAGATTGACCGATGGCGCGATGTACGCAAAGGCTTGACCTACATCGTCGCATCATGGCGCTACGGTGGCGACGTCACGCAACCCGAAGCATTCGCCGTCGGCACCCACGCCTAAACGACGCATTGACGGGGCGGCGCTTCGGCGTCGCCTCGTGCTACAAAGGATGCCACGATGCAAGTACAACTAATTCACCGCCTCGTCCATAGTGACGGCAACACCCATACGGTGTATGAACCCGGCGACATCTACGACACGAGCCCCGCAGACGCCGAGATGCTTATTGCACAGGGATCGGCCGTCGCACTAGAAGAAGCCAAGACCGAAGAAGCGCCCAAGAAGAAGCGAGTGGTATAACGTGGCCTACATCACCGCGACCGACCTCAAGAGTTACATGAAGATAAGTGGGAACGCCGACGACACCCAGCTCGGGCTTTTTGCCGACCGCGCCCAGCATGTAATAGAGCAATATACCCATCGCGTCTTTGAGTGGGCGGGAGCGGGGACGGTCAAGAAGTTTACTCCCATCTCTTACATGGACGGCGGCGACCTTCTCGACTACTACACGCTGTCGCTTGGCTTTGCCGAGTTCTATGAACTTACCAGCATTACCAACGGCGACGGCACCGCAATTTCGACGAGTGGCGTGGTACTACTGCCCGGGAACATTACGCCGAAATATGCTATCCGCATCAAATCATCGGCGAATGTGACGTGGACGTATTCAACGACTATCGAAGAGTCAGTCAGTGTGACCGCCAAGTGGGCGTACAGTGCAACGGCGCCGGCGGACATCATCCAAGCTGCGCTGCGCATCGGTGCCTATTTGTACCGGCAACGAGACGGCACGCCAGACTCCGACCGCCCCATCGTCTCTGCCGATGGTGTCGTATTGTCCGCACCACGCATCCCTTCGGACGTCCTTGAGTTACTTCGTCCGTATCGTCGGAGGTCGTAGCAATGGGTAGCCAACTCTCCGCAATCATCGACGAACTCGCCGCCATGACTATCACAGGCTATGACTATGACGTGCATGTCGGCGATGAGATGCGCAATCACTTCGACATTGCGAATATTCCATGTCGTGTCATCAACGCCGTCGGCTTTGCGTCAACGATGCAAAAAGTGGCGACGTTTGGCAGTGGCCATGTCATGACGACGGAGTGGACGATTACCGACATTGCGCTACTCCGCAAAGCAGGGATGGGCTATGGGCTCAAAGATATTCAACCCGACATGCAAGGGTATCTCGCCGCATACCATGATGCCGTGCGCACCTTAGTCACCAACCGCTGGACGTTGACGCGGTGTCAACTGCGTAGCTCCGTCCTCGAGTGGCCCCAAGCGTCGGGATCATGGCACGACGCAGTCACGGCCACGCTCAGCATTACCGAAATTATCCAATAGGAGGACTCCATGGCACAGACTACTACCGCAGTATCCGGAGCGGCCGCTACCATATCCATCTATGCCAGCGCTGCATACGTCGACATTTCCGGCTCATCGCAAAGCGTTGACGCCGTGACCGCATCGGTCATCAACGGCTCGGCGCACACCTTTGACGGAAACTACGCACTCATTACGATGGGCAAGTTCGAGACCGTCGAAGTGACTGTCAATATCCTTTATACCGAAACCGCCGCCGAAGCCTTCCAATCAGTGCGGGCACTGTTTGAAGCCAAGACCGCCACCAAGCTCAAATGGTTACCGCTTGGCGCCGCATCGGGTGCCGACCAATACGAAACCATGGCGACCGGCTATATCACATCGATGGATTACCCGCCGATTGACGCTACGTCCGCTGGGCCCATCATGGTGTCATTCACCATCACGGCGCCTGGCATCCTTTACACCGCCAACACCTAATTTTGCAGGGCGTGGCGCACGTGGGCATCCGTGCGCCTAGCCATACGTTGATGCCCAGATAGGAGATGCCCTCTTATGAGTCTCTACACCATCGACGCCGACCTTTTGACCATCCGTGACATGATGACGTTATCCAAGGCGGGAAGCGCAGGCGACATGACGGCCATTTTGCCAATCCTTGATAAGTGCGTCGTGACCGACGACGGACGCAAAGTCGAAGACTTGCCCGCCAAGCATTTGCGCATCATCATCGACGCCCTAACCAAGAAACTCTCAGGCACCGACTCGGGAAACTAGGACTGGCGGTGCGGGCTCACCTCTGGACGCACAGCCCCGCACCGCTGGAGTACATCGAGCTTGTGTGCTGTCGCGATATTTACCACTGCCCACCCCAAGACCTCCCGCCGTGGCACATCATCCAGCAACACCTTGCGATGATTGGCATTGAAGCTGAGGTCAACAAAAGGAAAAAAAAGTAATGGCAGAAGAGACCGTCATCATACGATTTCAGGGCGACGCCTCCAGCGTAGAGACCGCAGCCAATGCGGCGTCCGATGCGGTGGATGGCGTCGGCAACAAAGCGAAGACCGCCGGCAAAGGCTTTGATGCACTGAGTAGCATTGCAACCGGCGCCTTTCAAGCGATTGGAAGCGCCGCAGTCAGTTTAGCCAGCGCTGGCTTTGCCAAGATTACCGACTTTATCGCCGGGTCAATCGAAGAGGCGGCGTCGTTTCAATCAGTCTTTGCGCAGACCGAAGCCGTCGTTAAATCGACGGGCGAAGCGGCGGGGCTCACTGCCGACCAAATGGCCGACATGGCTGATGCACTGAGCGCCGCCTCAGGAATGTCACTGTTTAGCGACGATGCAATCCTTGGCGCACAGAATGTCCTTGCCACTTTTACGCAGATACGTGGTGAAAACTTCGGCGGAGCGACGCAAGCAATCATTGACATGAGCCAAGCGTTGGGTACCGATTTGCAAAGTAGTGCGATGCAAGTCGGCAAAGCGCTCAATGATCCCTTAGCAGGCATCACCGCATTAAGCCGAGCGGGCGTACAATTCACCGATGCGCAAAAAGAGCAAATTAAAGCAATGGTCGAAGCGGGCGACGTTGCCAGCGCACAGCGCATTATTCTGGGCGAACTTACCACGCAATTCGGTGGGAGCGCCTTAGCTGCCGTCGACACCTTCGCCGGTCGCCAAATCATCCTCCAAGAAAAACTCGCCAACGTCCAGCAGACGCTTGGCAATTCACTACTTCCTGTCATTGAGCGCTTCGCCAGCTTTGCCGTCACGACGCTTGTGCCCGCCGTCGAATCGATGGTTATCGCCTTTACCGGCTTTATTGATGGCACCGATTGGGACGGCATCATTGCATCGCTTAGTGGCGTGTCAACGGCGCTGGGCAATGTCATAAGCGGTACTGATTGGCAAGGCGGAATGAGTCAAATGGAGTCGGGCTTTGCCACCCTTGCCTACATCGTCGACCCTGTCACGCTTGCCTTGCAGAACCTAGCAATGACGGCGATGCCCATCTTTGCCAGCATGGCGAGCGCAATCATGGCGACGCTTGCCAGCCCTGCAATCCAAGCAAGCATCCAAGGCACTATCGACGTGTTTACCTTGCTCGGACAGATTCTCATGCAGGTTGTCGGCATCGCAATAGACGGTATGCGCCATGAACTCGAAGCGCTTTACAGTGTCTTTACCATCATTTGGCCGTATATCTCTATGATGATGCAAGGCTGGACGGCGCTGATGTTACCGCTTCAAACATTGGTCATCGGTGTGTTGACGGCGATTAGCCAAGCGCTTCGTGGCGACTTTGCCGGCGCTTTTGACACCGTGCGCACGGCGGTGCTGACCTTTGCAACAACGGTCAATAACGCCGTGATGGGCATGGCCGCAAGCGTGGTCAGCACACTGCAAAGCATGGCAACGAGCATTGTCAACACCGCAATTAGCATCGGCTCACAGATTGCCAGTGGTATCGCCCAAGGCATCAGCGCCGGAGCGACGATGATTGCCAACGCCGCCAAGAGCGCCGCTTCGTCTGCGCTGGACGCTGCGAAAAAGTTTCTTGGTATTGCGTCACCATCGAAACTCTTTGCGGAGCAGGTAGGCTACCAGATGAGCGCAGGTATGGCGGCGGGTATCGTCAAAGGAATCCCCGACGTGACCGGCGCCATTGGGGCGACGGCTGGCTCAGCGGTCGGCGCAGTCAATCAGACGACGCAAAATTACTACCTTAGTGCATCGTACCAAACGGCGCAGTCTGAGTCATCCATTAGTCAGGATTTGCGGGCGATGCAATTACTCGCCGGAGGCATGGCATGAGCTACGCAATCACGTACACCGTCGCCGGGGCAACGTTTAACCT